TTCTTTTTATTCTATTTCTCTCTTTTTTTAGGCTTTTACCGTGTTGGTTCATGTATCACCTCGGAATCTATTGTAGTACCAGAAACCATAACCTTATTCATAGTAGTAAAGGTTTCTAGTGGTTCTGCATTAAAAAGTACAGATTCAATTACTTTTTCTAGTTCGTGTTTATTTTCTCTAGTAAGTTTGTAATTGATTAACTTATTCTGTACCATTCTAAGGTTTTGTAGTAAATTCCCGTCTATAGTATAAAAATAATCGGGGTCTAAAAAAGCCATTTAATTAACTCCCTTCTACAAAAACCCTTTAAAGAGTGATTTAATTCCCTATATTATTTTATTATCCTAAACCCTTTATTATGGAAAATTATTAGTAAGTAAAAACTACAATTCTTTTAAAATTTTCCCCAGTTCCTTTTTCTTGTAAATTATTTTTACAGGGTATCTTTTAAAATTTTCTGTAGTAAGGTGTATTTCGGGGTCTATAAAATTTTTACGGGTTTTATGTAACCCTTGTAAAGTTTGTCTCCAAACCCCATGTGTATATGCGAGATCCGCCATGATTTCCCTTTCTATATATGGAATTAAAAGATTAAAAAAAGAAAACAGAGAATAGAGCTAAATTTCAACTCTATTCCCTGTTTTAAGATTAAACCGCTACCGCTTCATTTTCATTAGCGGATATGTCAATAATTACTTTTTCAGGATTAGCTTTTATCGGTTTAAATCCTGATGGGTATGAACAACTATCGGGTAAAGGATAAATCCCAGAATCAGCCAAAGACCACCAAACCCCGTTTGAGATTTTTCGCCTTTTATCTAAAGAATTTTGACGTTCCCCCCAGAGCGTGGCGCATTGATAAAGTCGATAAGCTGTCATGTCATTATTATCAAACCATGAATTATATTTTTGATTATTTGTTTGGTTTGCGTCCATAAAATAATCGTATATCTCGTTTACATTTCCGCCATTAATAATATTATTCTTTAAGGCAGAAAGAAAGAATACTCCAAGCTGTTCTGTACTAACATCTGTATTTCTTAAAACCTCGGTTACGCTGTTAAATTTGTGGTAATAAGTTGATGCTAGTCGAATCGCTTCAATATATAATTCCCGAATATTTAACCCTTTAGTGTTACGGTGCTTTGTAACACCACTACCCATTATTATTTCTGAAGTCATACCGTTAAGGCAATTCGGATTAACGGTTTTTAAAGATGCAGATTGCGCTATTGTCTGGTCTGTACTACCTGAAATAGTTAAAACATAGTTTCCATTACTACCGTCACAAATTTCTGGAATAAATTCTCCATTAACTTGTTTTAATATTTCGATAGGAATATCAGCCGTATATTTTGAGTTTCCCTTTCCATAATGAGACCAGATCCCTGTTTCAGTAATAGAATCAGGTCTGGAATCGTCTTTCAAGGGTTGCCCATCTCCGCCTATTCTTTCAACCGCTTTACGTTTAAAAGCTATTAACGGGGAACCTATTTCGTGACTAGCAACAAACTGCAATCCGCCTTCTTTATCTTGACTATCCTCAAAAATGCCGTCAATCGTTGAGTTAATATCTAAAGGGGTTACAGCTTGGAAGTTTTTTCCGCCTTCCATAATACCCATTTCTTTAGATACCTTTGCAAGCTGTTCCTCAGTTGTTGACGTAGTATAACCAGTTGTACGTGTTCTTTCAGACATTTTTAAATCTCCAATTAGAAATAATTTTCCATAATAAAAGGTTAAGGATAATTAGCTTTTCAGAACTATGCTTTCTATTCTGTTAAAACTACAGCTTGCTATCGTCTTTAAATTAGCAAGGTTAATCGGCGAACCTTATTGCAGGATAAGGTCTTTTTTCGATAAATAAATTTATCGGCTTTTATAAAGGATGGGGTCAAAGCTGTTTTTAGAGCGTGTTTATAAGCCTGTTCGGTATGGTGTTCCGACCCTGTAGACTTCCCATCCCATGAAACTATCTAGAAAATCTAATAAACCCATATCTTTAGAGATATAGGCTTAATGGATTATCGAGCGTAAGTTTCAGACTCTATTTTATCCATGTGCAATTTTAGCTTTAAATCACTTTTGCTTATATCTTTAATAATCATTCTAAACGTTTCAGTTTTCCCACTTAATAACCAAATTTCGCACAAGTTTTTGAATCGCTCATTAATTTCTAATATTTCAACTTGTTTGCTCCTTACTAGCATTAAAAGAGATTGCATTGTTTTTTCGTTTTCGCTCATTTCTTAACCTCGTTTCGTTTACAATTTAATTAACTATATTCAAGATACCAGAGTTTTATTAACCTTCCATTAACACTACATTAATATTTTTTAATGTTATTCCTATACCATACAAACATTAAAATCAGATTAACATAACATTAAAATCAGATTAACAAAGTCAAACAAAATCAACGCTCTAATTTCTATTGTGTACCCATTTCTCGGTTATCTAAATATGTTAGGTTGCGTTTTTAAACTGTAGCTCAGATATACATACAAGCCTTTAGAAAGCATTTTAAAGTTTATAGCCCATTCAGGCATACCTAAATTAACCATATTCCTAGAATACTTTGATACTGATTTAATGATATTAGCTCGAATCCGATAATAGGATAGGCAATCCCTAAAATACTATGATACTGGTTAACGGGTACTAGGATGCTACCGTTATATATTCTGAAACATAACGATCTAATATCGTTATGTATTTTGAAACATAACGATCTAATATCGTTATGTATTTTGAAACATAACGATATTAGATCGTTATGTATTTTGAAACATAACGATCTAATCGGTTAACCAGTATCAAAGTATTTATATCTATTCATTCATTAATATTTATTAATGAAAATTTTTTAATAAAAAAACTCTGCCGAGGGCAGACCCCACCCCCCAAGCCTACGCCCCCGCCAAAATATTTGTTTCGTGTTACAAGTATTTTCCTAAAATTCTAATTAATGTATACCCATTAATAACGTTGCCAGTTTTTCATAACAATGTTATTCTTTCAACATTGAAACTTAAACGGTGGCATAATGGATGAAAGAATTGAAAGTTTTAGTGAAATAGATGAAGAAAAAGCAAACAAAGTAAAACCTAAACGGAGCAAGGGCGGTAGGCCAAAGGGATCTAAAGCCGTAAACAAGTTTGAACCTACAGACCAGCAACGTCATCTAGTTGTTATGATGTCAGCTAACGGGGTAAAACAACCCGAACAAGCCCGTGCATTAAATTGCGGAGAAAAAACTTTAGCAAAATACTTTAAAGAAGAACTTGCTTTTGGTAAGATGAAAGCCACGGCGCACGTTTCAGGTGCGTTATATAAAAATGCGTTAGAAGGAAATGTTCAAGCCCAGATCTTCTGGTTGAAAGCACAGGCGGGTTGGAGAGAAGCAGACCGCTTGGAAATCACCGGAGCAAACGGAAAAGAATTATTAACCGATACGGAACGGGAACAACGCCTTGCATCTATCTTATCTTCATTGGCTGGTAAAAAACCAATTGATGTTGTTTCTTCTCCTCCTATAAAACAACTTAAAAACTAATGCCATCTCCATTTCTAATACCCGCAGGAATGATCGCTGTCAAAGTAGGAGGAAAGTGGATTCTCCGAAAAATCAAAGACCACCTGAAAAAAGTAAAACAGAATATTGCAAAACGGAAAGGCGCCTCGGTTACTAAACAAACCGCAAAGCCTGAAAGTTCCATGAAAACCAAAAAGAAAGCCACTCGAACTAGGAAACAACTAGTTAACCTGTATACAAAATTAAGACGAAATGAAACTAAGTTAGACAAGAAATTAGGACGATTTGTTAAGACTGATCCACCTCGTACAGATGCCACGGGTGGACAAAAATCGATGATAGAAGAAAAAGGTGGCTTACTGAAGGATGTTGAGGAGTTTAAAAAAACATTAGACCGCCAAGATATGTCTACGGATAATATTGTTCAAGCCTATAAAAGACTCCGCTTGTGGAAAACTGACTCGAGAACAACAAACTCCATCACGCCCAAGGCGAGACAAAAAGCGGACGCTGGCTATATCCGCCGTAAATTTAACAACGCCCCCTCTGACGACCCCATAATAAAAAAACTTGTCAGGGACGATAAACGCAGGGTAAAAGAAGCATATAAAAAACAAGTTAAAAAAGATAGAACCACACGAAAATATATCGAGAAAGTAACGGATAAGCCAAAAAAAATGAGAGGGGTGAGGAAGAAACTGGTCAAAGGAAGGAAAGAAACTAATGACTAGAAAACGAATGGTTGGCCCAAGAAGTGATGGCGACTTCGCTATGAGTATTGGCATGGGTGGAGGTCGTATCCGCAAGGGGGCTTCGGTTGTTGAAAAGAAAAAAACAGCGAAGCCCGAAAGTTCCATGAAAACTAAAAAGAAAGCCACTCGAACTAAGGCGCAGATGTCACGGCTTTTAAGAAAATTAAATAAGAGAGAGATGGAACAACGGCGGGGTAAAACACTCCACATGGGTGGGGTTGGCAAAGCAATATCAGGTAGACAAAAAGGCGGTTTAAGAAAAGAAATTTTTCTTTTTAGAACTAATCTCGCCCAACAGGATAAATCGGATAGAAAAATCGTTAATGCTTATAAAAGGTTACAAAAACAGAAGTATGGTAAGGAAGATAATTTCAGGAATAATCGCTTCTTTAAGGCAGTTGTTAAAAGCAAAGTAGGAACGTTAGAGCCAAAGTGGGTCATTAAACAAGAATTTAGATCCCCATCCAAGCCTCTTGATAAAATAGAATCTGAAGCGGTCTTTAGAAAAGTTATCAGAAAAAATAAAAAGCTGGTAAAAGAAAAGTTTAAAGAGCAAATAAAAAAAGACAGGGTAACACGAAAATTGGCTGAATCGAAAAAAAGAAGGCGAAGAAACTAAATGAAACTCCTAGTCATTATGTGGATTTTGTCTCTTACTGATTTATCAGGGCAACGTGTTCGATTTAACGGATCACTTGACGATTGCCTGAAAGAAGCGATACAATTCAACCAAGAAGAAACAGAAGCAATGGCCGGCTGTTACATGGAAGTGCGCCAACCTGATTACCAAGAAAATGGAGCAAGTTAATGCCTATTAAGTATGTTGACGGAAAAAAAGTTCATCTGCCCTACCCAAAAAAAACCAAGAAACCAACACAAAAAAGAAAGAGGCCAACCCGCAAACCCAAACGCATTGTCAGAGAAGGCGTGATGGAGTTTAGCGATTGGTATCGCATGGATCGAAAAAAGAACACTTAAATTCCGGAGACAAACCTAATGCCAGCGCCATTTTTAATACCAGCGGGAATGACGTTACTCAGAATCGGGGGGAAATGGGTACTAAAGAAAATTGCTAAGAAAATTGCTAAGAAAATTGCTAAACGAGGTGCAACGAAGAAAAGAAAGTTGAAGCAGTTATCACGCCTAAAGAAAAGAACAAGGAAAGAAGAAAAAAAGGAAGCTATACGGTACCAAAAAAATTTAGAAACTCCTGTTTCTAAACTATCAAAACGAGATGTAAAGAAAAGATTAAAAGAGTTAAAGACAATAAAAAAAGCTAGAAGGAAAACAATTGAAAAATCCTTAGAGGATTATACACGCCCAAGCCCCACAATAACGAGACAAGAAGCTGTTGCTAGATCGACCGCTAAGAAGGAAGCACTTGTGCGGAGTCGGAAGTGGGCGGAGAGTAAAATTAATCCGGTAGTGGATAAAGCAATTGCGCAGTTTCGTAAAGATTTCCCCCAGACGATAGGGGATAAGGGGAGTCGTGTGTGGGGACACGGGAAGGGGTTAGGTAAAAAGATTCAGCGAAGGATGGAAACCAATAAAAGAGACCGTGAAACAGCCCGTCAGGGTAGAAAAGAGAATAAACAAGTTGCTAAGCAAAGAAGGCAACGAGGTGAACCCGAACGGAGAGAGGTAAGACGACCTAAAAGCGGACGTTATAAAGACACCCCTAAAAAGACAGAGGGTACTCGACAGGGGCAAAAAATTAAAAACGAAAGGCTAATGAAGCGAAAGCGCATCTACGAAGCTACGGAAAAAGCTAAAGCAGAAAAACAGAAGCGTACTCGAAAACTTACGGAAGATGCTAAAAGGAGACGGAATTGATACAGAGAAGAAAAAGAAAGCGCCGTTTTCCTTTCGACCCGGAAGGGTGGGGATATGACTATGAATCGGCTCGAGCCGCCGGGATTAAACCCGATGAAACCGGCCATTGGCAATCTCGAGATCCATCATCCGGTCGCATCCTTAAAGGGAGAAAACACGAAACCTATTATAAAACTGTTATCGGGGAGGATAAAGCCGGTTACGATATTTATAAAGGGAAAGATAAGCGTTACTACTCTAAAAAAAGAAAAAGAAAAAGAAAAAAAGATAAATAAATTCTTATGACTGATATTACTGCGTTACTGAAGCAGTATGAAGATTTACCTCCAATGCAGAAAGCCGAGGTGGATCAACTGCTTCGACAAGACATATTGGATACTCCTTGGCGTCCGTTAATTGATATAGAAAATCCGGATACTCCTACGCCGCAACAACAAGCGTACGACTCCAAGGCGGATATTCTACTTTTTGGAGGAGCCGCTGGTGGAGGAAAAAGCGCATTGTTAATCGGGCTGGCTTTAACAGCGCATAAACGTTCTGTTATTTATCGTAGGGAGGTGAAACAACTTGGGCCAATCGAAGAAGAAATTATCCGTATTAGGAAAACAAGGAACGGGTTTAATGGGCAATTACATCGTTTTGATTTGGGGAAAAACAGGAGTATTCGTCTCGGGGGAATGCAGTATGCGGGAGACGAAGTGGCTTACCAAGGTGATCCCCGTGACCTCATTTGTTTCGATGAATTAACGCAGTTCTTGGAATCGCAGTTTCGTTATGTCACCACATGGAATAGATCAGCAGATCCAGCACAACGCTGTAGAATAATTTGCGCCACAAACCCGCCGACCAGTGCTGAAGGACAATGGGTTGTTAGTTACTGGGCGCCGTGGCTGGATAAGGAACATCCTAATCCGGCACAACCGGGCGAACTCAGGTGGTTTATAAGCAACGAAGAAGGGGAAGATGTTGAAGTCGAATCGTCTGATCCTATATGGCAGGATGGGGATTGGGTACAGCCACGGTCAAGAACGTTTATACCTTCTTCCGTAGACGATAATCCGTTTCTAGTTAGTTCAGGATATAAGGCGGCGCTTCAGGCATTACCCGAACCGTTAAGATCACAGATGTTGATGGGTGATTTTAATGCGGGGATGCAGGATGACCCGTGGCAAGTTATACCTACCGAATGGGTAGAGAAAGCTATGGACAGGTGGACACCTGATAAACCTGAAAAAGCTAGAATGGACGCTTTAGGAGTTGATCCAGCACGGGGCGGAAAAGATGATTTTGTTTTAACACCCCGATACGGAAACTGGTTCGGCGAACAGATAATCAAAAAAGGGCAAACTACTCCGGACGGGCCAACCGGTGCGGCTATCTGTACGTCTTACGTTAAGCATGGAGCGCCCATCATGCTTGACATTATAGGGGGAGCCGGTGCATCCATATATGACCATCTTAAAACAAACGGGTTAAATGTTCATGCTGTAGATGGGAGAAATGCAAGTTATGGTCGAGATATGTCCGGCTCCCTCGGTTT